TGTGTATTCAAGGGGTCTTTTCTCCAAAGAACCATCTGAAGATGGCTTGGACTCTATCCTCGCCGAAACAGGCCTGCCTGTCATGGATTTCAAGTTTACTGATTGGATTCCCGTACACCCAGACACTGGGAAACGGATGGACCATGAACTAGTGCAATATTTGCACAATGTCCTGTTCCCTGCTTGGGACTTTCTTATGACTATTGCAGCTAAAGTCATCATGGCAGTTCTTGTGCTGTTCATTGTGGTGTGTGTTATTTGCACACTCTTTCTTGGCCCCATCCTCGGTGCTTCCATTATTGTTATGGTTTTTCTCACTCCGACCTGGCCTCTGTGGGGTCCGGCCATCTTTGTGTTCTGGATCGTGTATGTTGGGCCTTTCACTTACCTCTTTTCAAAATTGAAAAGGTGGGTGGCATATATGCAAGTTGCCAGTGCCACTGGTGTCTTGCGTTCTTTGGTTGCTTATAGGGCCCTTGAGCCCTTTGCCCGTCGCTGGCTCCTTACACAAGGTGTTGAGGATCCTGACGTCGAACTGTGGGTCTCAGAGAAGCTTGCTGACTGGACAGAACGCACTAACCACCTTGGCGAGGGCAACGCTGCCAAATACGGTGATGTGCTTTTCCGCTTATGGGGCTTGTGGCTCTATGCTTCTTTTTGTTTCAATTGGACCATCCGCACTATGCGGGTGGGGCTGATTGTCCTCTGCCTCATAGCAACTTTACCGTTGGAAGATGCCCCCCGGGTGTTGTTGTGGCTCCCCAAAGTGCTCTACTGGTTCTTCTGGAAGGTTGACCATTTCTTTGCTGGCCCAGGTAACTCCTGGGCTGGATTTAAGGATATGGTGAACATTCAGCTCCTCTGTTGGACTGTCAACATATTGCATGTTGCCAATGACATCGGGTTTCTTGGGCAAAAGTATAGCGGCAATTCCTCTGAAAGTAGGAAGAACCGTCGCGTTCGTTTCAGGGCCCATCTCACTCAGACACTGCTTAGGTTTGGCAGATTCGTTGATGCTGTGAGTTTGCCTTCTGTCATTCGCAACGCACCACTCAGGTGGGACATGCCACGAATTGAGGAGGGCTTACAAGTGGCCAAGGATCTGGGCTGGCCTATCAATGTTAACATCACTGAACCAGTCCCCGGTGTTGCTGGTGGTGTCTATGATAAGAAGTGGCTCTTCTTTGGCACTGATTTTAAGACAAATATTCATCGTTCAAGGACTTACATTGACACTGCATTAGATGATCTTCGGGCTAGGGCCCCTGTCTTCAAGCGCACAGAGGAGTATGCCTCTGAAGACAATGAGCTCCACTCTACTGCACGTTATTTTATGACTCCGGACATCAATCTGCCCGATCTTGACATTTCTGAAATCTGGGTGCTCATCGGTGACATTTTCAGACACTCCCAACTCACCCCTTTCAATGTCATTATTCGTGCATGGGAAAAGAAGTATGCTCTTGGGTCCTTCATGAAAGATCCTCTACGTGCCAAACGCAAGTACAAGAGGTCTCATTTCATAAGAGACTTTGGTGGGTATAAGGAGTTTAAGAAACTCTGGGCAAAGACTTTCTCTGTTGCCCCTTCCATCCCAACCGTTAATGCAGTCTTTGTCAAAGGCGAAGCACTTCCACAAAGGAAATGGGCTAATGACAAGGTGCGTACTGTTATTGGGTCTAGCATGTTTCACTACATTGCTTCCACCATCTGGAACTTTGAACCCAATCATCGTTTCAGGTATGAGACCACACCTATTAAGATTGGTCTTCCTCTTAATGGTGGAGTCCTTAGTGGCATTTTTGAACGCCATGCTAAGTTCGATAAGCATTTCGCTGGTGATATGACTGCTTTTGATTCAACCATAGTGGTCAAGATGCAAGAAATTGTCAAAGGGGTTCGGAAAAAGGGCTTTGAGCATCATAGAGACTTTCAGAAGATCTGTGGCCTCATAGATGCCTCTTATCACAACCTTGACAAAAGTTTCCTCAACACCACTTCGACAGGCAATGTTTATCACAAGGGAACTGGCCTCACTACAGGCCATTCTTCAACCAGCATGGATAATAGCATTGTCACGACGGCTGTTTATCTCCTAGCTTGGAAGGAAATTACTGGATTGTCAGCCAATGAGTTTCGCTTTTACAATGAATTGTCATGTTATGGCGACGATCATATCTTGTCTATGTTGAGCACTGCCCCTGCCGCCTGGAATTGGGCGAACATAACAGAAGCAATGTCCAAGTGGAACATTGAAATGAGGTTGGAGGCTGATGGGCCCCTTAAGAACATACCGTTTCTTAGTAAGTTCTGCCGGGCCCCTTCTCCATCTGACTTCACTCTGTTTTCCAAGCTGGGGATGTCTACTCCCAGCTGGGTTGTGTACCATGACAAAGACCGGTTGCTTGGAAAATTGGTTGCAAAAGTATTGAACAATTCTCCTGAGTACCGTGTCAAACGCCTCATTAGCTACCTGTCGCTTACTGCTCATCACGAAGATGTGCATAAGCAGATTTGTGAGGCGATACGGAAGATCAAAGTGTCATCTCCAAAGAGCCGTGGGGCGCTTGAAGCAATGCACATTCCTTCGTATCAGGATGTCGTTCGTCAATGGTACGATTTCAGGACCAATATGCCATCAGACACTCCTGTCACTGACGTGATAGAGTCGGCAAAAGGTGATGTCCTAGTCACCTATGGCGAAATTGGTCCTATCGATGTTATTGCCAGTGCTTTGAGCACTGTTCCTGATTTGCTTAATCCTGCAATTTTCAACGTTGGTTACTCCCACTATTTGCAGCGCAGGTGCAAGGAATGGGTTGATTGGCCCCTCATTCTGCTTCAAAGGGTCAATGGCACCATTTCATCTGCCCACCTGTACTCGATTGTTCGTAAAACCTGTTACGATTGGCTGTCCAATGTGGAACAACCACATCAGGTGCCAGTCAGTACCGGTGGCCTTATTTTGAGGCATTGGCTTTATGTCACTTTCGAGAGCAGGTCCGGGGGCGGTTTCATGCCGCGCTGGTTCACTGCCCTCAGTAAGAAATTTGCAGACATGGGTTTCATCTTTAATGGTCAAGTCCAACAAGAGATCATACGAACGGAGTTTCCTATGTGGAATTTCCTTCTCGTCTTGATCCTTAACTTTGTCCCTGATGTCCCCTCTCTGTCAATCCTTTCGTCTGTGAAAATTCCAAATTTGTCATTGATCTGGGACTATTTCACAGGTTTGGTAATCACTCAGATCTGGCAATTGATACCTCCAAATTTCAAGGACTTAACACCTCTCATTAATGCTGAGTGGAATGGGAGGCGACAACTTATCATTGCACCCACTGGCACAGGCAAGTCTACAGATTTGATTGCGTGGGCCCAAATGGCCCTTGGGCCACAATTTGGGAAAGTTATCCTGATCGAGCCTAGGTCAGCTCTTGTCAAGACACTTACGCCTTGGCTTGTTAATGCAAAAGGGGTGAATGCCTCCGGCTTAACTAGCGGGCTCGTGCTCGACAAGACAGCCAAGGTTTGGGTCATGACGCCCCAAGAGCTCTTTCTCAACCCTTCTTGGTTTAATAAGGACAATTTGTTTGTCGTTGATGAGGCTCATGTCACTGAGCCTTTCTACGAACTACTTAAAACAGTGGTCAAACACATGTCCCTTCCCTCCATTGCCTTAACTGCCTCTCCTACGAAAGAGTTGCGGGCGTGGAGGACAAATGAGACTGAGCTAAGGATTGCTAAGTTATGGAGCATTGAGGAATTTCGGCACAATGTCACTATTTCGAGTGAGTCATTGTTTAGGCAGGCCTATGACAACAAAGTCACCGAAATTGTCAATGGCATGCCACGGCGTGCTAGATTCCTCATTTTTGCTCCTGACCTCTCTCATGTCAACGCACTTGCTGGTAAATTACCAGGCAAATGCTGCACTTTGACTTCTCGTGAGGCCACTATCGACCCCAACGCCAAGTTTTACATATCTACATCTGTCGCTGATGTGGGCCTCACCATTCCGGATGTCGACGTAGTTATTACCCCTGACCTTGATCGTGCCATCACAATTGGCCAGGATGGCAAGCCACGCCCACTCCTTGTGAAGTTGACTGAAGCACAGGTGCTCCAAAGGCGCGGCAGGACGGGTAGAACCAATAATGGGTCTTTCCATCATGTTACGTTCTCCGGCCCTTTTGGAGATGCTCTCGCACCCCGCCCCGATCCTCAGTTGGTTGAACTATTAACTGAATGGTTGTCAGTGGGTGTCAAGGTGACCACTGTCGCACAATTCAGACCTGATCTCTTCCTAGCCATTGCTGGCTGGAGGGGGTCTGGAGGGGAGTATGGTTCCATACTGGACCGCAAGACCGCTGATGAGGTGGTTGATAACATGGCCCGCATTCTTGGCAAGGTGGTTGATCCCCTTGTAAATGGTGCTGGTAGTCGCCTCTTCAGCTCCTCGCTCCAGACGTCCGATGGTTCCGAGGTGCTGCCGATAGAGATATCGAGCACAGGAAGGATGTTCACGTTCTCCTTGCCCGATGTTTGGTCGAACATCGCCATGGGCATCAATGGCGCTATCAGCCAAATTTGGCATGACCACCCTGGACTTGTCCCAGATCGTAATGGTCCGGAGGTCCCTGAGTTTGATGAAGGCCAAATTTTCTCTCTGCTTACACAGAGAGCTCTTAATGACACAATCATCCTTGGTGCTTATGATGATGACAATGATGATGCTTCTTTGGATGGCAATGGCAATCCAGATGCTTTCATAGTCGATTCTGAGTGCTCTTTTTAAAATAGTGAAAATCTTTAGACAAAGGCCCCACCTGATGAGATTCCCGCCCGCAGAGGAACGAAACCATTGCTAACAATGGTAGTGGCTACCTCAAAGGATAGTACCACACGGGGTGTGTTGAACCCCACAACAGAGCCTGAGGCTCTTAACAGTGCCAAAGTCGCACTTGCTTTTAAAAATCTCGATCCTTCTGCCATAGACTCTGCCAATCTGCATAAGTCAAAGGTGAAGTCATCTTCAGGTGCCGCCAAATTGGCACTTGATGTAAAAGGAGTGCCTACTTATTTGTATGCTGAGCAGATGGGGCTTACCCCTGACACTGCCACTGCAATTGAGGCACTCCCTGAGCGCGCCGCGTTAATCGAGTTGCGCCGGCTTGCCCGTTTTACTGCCGCTATGGCAGGGAACGAGCGAGTCGACATGACAGGCGTACCTTCTGCACCTGAACCCGTGCTTGAGGAGGCTGAACAGGTGTTCTCGGACACTGCTGAGAAGCTCAGTGGTGTCCAGCGGACTAAAACCGGCGATGAACTGACCGTTATGCATCCTGAACCTTACGTTGAGGAACCCAATCCCCATGTATCCGGGGAGACGGTTATCCTGAAAAAGGGCTCGAAAACCACTGTTACTCAGAAGTATATCATTTATACGACTTCTGATGGGCATGCATACCGGATCAAACGTGGTTCTTTGGGCGCCCTTGTCCCTGCTAGCGCTTTTCCCGCAATGGTCAATTATATGCAACAGCAGAAGGAAGATCTCATTGCTCGCGCAAAAGCACTTGAGGTGGTCCTTTCTGCAACTGATAAAGAGCTTGGCCCTTCTGCGGCCGAATGGCTGCATGTTCTTTTGACCACTTATGTGCTCAAGCCGAATCCTGACAACAAAGCGGCGTTGTCAGGTGCCCTCAATGAATTTTGGGCCACCGCAAAGATGGGCAGATCCAAAGCTTGGGACGGAATTGCTCGCCGCTACAATTCCAACCTTGGAATGTATGCGTTCCTTCCGTCCTGGCTGCGTCCTGCAGAAAATGAGGACGGCACCATCGACGGTGCTAAAAGAGTTGCAGAACTTTCTTACGCTGTCGCTGCCTCCGGTGGCCGTGCCACTATTGAGCATGGCCGAATTACCATCAATGCTGGCTCAAATTTTCTTGGCAAAGTCGTCACCTCGACTAAGAAAGCTGCTGGCACGGCTGCTCGCACTGCTGCACGTGCAGCCAGGCGGGCTGCTGCCAAGGCCAAAGAAGTTGTTGACGATGTTAGGGAAAAGGCAGGTCAGGCCTCAGATGATGCGGGCAACACTTATCTTGAGTGTATATTCGCTGAACTGAAGTCTGTGGTAAAGACCATTGCGGGCAAGGTGTCATCACCTTTTGTCCGCTTTTGGTCCTGGCTTAAGGCCTAAATCCCTTCTTCCTTTGGGAGCTGTCGGCAAACTCCCCCTTTCATACTAGGTATAAAGTATGTCCGTTCATTTTCATGGTTCATGTTTTTGGTTCGGGTAGGCATGAGGCCCCAGCAAGCTACGCGCTGCTTGGTAAGCTAACACAAGATGCTTGCCCAGTTCCTCAACTGGGATCTCTATTTTCTTATCTCCTTGGATAAGAATGTTACCGCAATTAAGAGGAG